TCACATCCCAACTACATTGTGTGGTTCCATACGGTAGATCGCATATTATAGCATCAATGCTTTTATCAGGAATACGTTTCATTCCTTCAAGACAGTCTTCATTATAGATTTTATCTATCATAACTATTTTGGGGTATTATCAAAGACATGCGCAAACACGCTCTTTTCATCCGACAGCTCCAGACCGAGCTGTGATGGAAAACACTTGATGTAATTGTAGAATTCAAAGATTTTCTTGTCATCATCTCCGCACCGATCTACTAACAATCGGATGAAGGCAAGAAGACAATCAGAGTCATTGCCAAAATTCTCCTGTGTGGAGAATTGAGTTTTATCTACGTCCTGTTTTAATTTCCGGATCGCTGCTATCGCTGTATTGAAGTTACGTTTTGCATCGTAACGTAGTTCGTAGCCTTGTTTTCCCATTTCGCTTCTCAAATCATATAGAAGCGTTTCAACTACATCAACCAGTACATACGTCAGGTTGAGAGTAGTATTAAGATTTGTTGTTCCTATTAGCATGATTTATAATACATTTTTCAATTCCACTTATGCGCCATGACTTTCTCAATGGCTGCTTTTTTTTTGAATACAATTGGCATCCCTTACACATAGACTTTAAGTGACGACCGTCATAATGAATACCGTTACAGATTAATGAATAGCCTTGAAGTTTCATTGGATAGTTTATCTTCTTGATTTTCCTTTAATTTCAATTACATTGAACATCTCTTTCACGCGGTCAGCGATGTAATCACCATATTTGCTTTCGAACTCTATATCTGGATTGAGATTAGTTGTAGCAAGTGTTATAAACTCACGCCTAACTTCATAGCGAAGTTGGAGGATAATCTGTACTACATTGATTCCGGTACCATAGTGTTTTGCATCCATTGGCTCACGTCCTAGTTCGTCAATTGCTAAATGACACATGCAATTTCGATCAGTATATTGAGCCATACCACTCATACCTTTTTCGGCATATAGTAAAGCTATCTCTGCCGCACTGGTAAGTTTGAACCCCATTACATTATCAGCTCCGTAACAATATTGATTTATCTTTCCGTAGTAACGTTGAAGCCCCTTTAGTAATGCAGATTTTCCTACTCCAATAGGTCCCCAGAATAATAACCCCTTGTTTGGATCGAATAAACCGTGTTTACCCCAAACCCATTTGTATAGTTCGGATAACAGGACCTTGTTTCTATCATCAACCACAAACAAGGGTTCTGCCTCCTGCATGGATTCTATGAGTTTGATCTTCCAGAATCTATCAGTTTCAGATTCCTTCCAGTCAATAGGATTTCCTTTAATGTGAAACCTAGTCGAAGGAGATTGATTTGATTCCTGCTGACTTAGGGATATCGCTGGAATCAGTTCCCCGATTTTGTTGATTGTTTCCATTTCTTGCTTGAGCTACAATTTCATTATATTTTGAATTTAGATTAGTTACGCTGAAATTCTCGAATATCCACCCTTCTTTGACTGAGGATAGGAATTTTTCAAGAGCGTACAACATAGAGTCATCATCAACGGGCATCTTTTTCTGTGTCCGTGAGAATGTTATCTTTTGGAGCAACTTAGTCATTGCTCCAGCATCTTTGGCAGTCCAGTAGTAATCAGTGAAGAACACAGTTTTAACATAATTTTCAAAAAGAGAGCGAGCCTTAGAATTTATTTCCTTAGGCTCGCTCTTCTTCCTCCTACCTCCCCCTTTTAAAGGGGGTGAGGGGGTAGTATTATTCTTTCTCTTTACTTTTACTTTACTTTGTGTACTTCCGGTGTCATTAACTTCGTTTCTGACATCAGAAATTGAGTTTTTGACATCCGAAACTAAATATTCTACTATGTATTCTATTTCTTCCCGTTTATATACAGCCGCCTTAAACCGACTTTGTATTCCATTTGATGTTAGTATTTTATGCTTCTCATATAACTCTTGGTCGAAAAAACCAACCTGCAATGCTTTTAATATAACTTCCTTTACCGAACCCTCGGAAACCCCAACTGTGTCAGCGATAACAAAAGGTAAATCTTCGTCCCACATAATATAATACCCTTTATCTTTATAGATATTACACAGCAGGCAAATAAGGATGGAAGTAGATTGGGAACCGCACGCACGAGATATCTTCCGAATCTTTACATCTGAGAAAAAGTCAACATCAAATGAAAAATAGTCAATACCTTGTTTAACAGGTCTTGCCATATTTCACTATTTTACAAAGAGTCATTCTGCTTTTGAATTGATTTCAACTTAACTCTCCTTTCTGTCAGAAGTTTAAATTCATTCTCTCTAATAATACAATTTTCATTCCCTGTAATTCTTAGTATTGCTTCATCATCTCCAGATGACAATAACACATCTATATTTTCCAAAAGAGAATAAACTTCAAACATCGTAATTCCACGACTTTTAATATATTCTATTCGCTCAAGAATATTTTCAATCGTCGAGTGTTCTCTAGAATGGCAATCCTCGCAAAGGGTCATTAATTCCCAATCTTCATAATCCCAGATATCTCTATTCTTATGATAATGCAAGTGATGCACATTAAGCATAGTGTCTTTATCTCCACATATTTGGCAAGTAAAATCGTCTTTTTGCATTATCTCAAGACGTCTTTTTTGCCACTTCGGATGCTTGATCTGTTCTTTGTATGTCATAATTTTAAATTTTAAGTTTCCCAAATATATGAATTATTATTGAAAACTTTCATTCTCTTTAGTTTGGAGATTAATTGGTAGCTGTTCATTTCGCTTTATAATAGATGCACATTACTTTTCTTACATTACAATTAGGTTGAGGTACATAGGTCTTAGTAGCCGGACAAAGATAGTTGTAGGAATCATGAGGAATACCGTGAACACACTTTGTACAATCCGGGAACCGTATGATTTTCGGAGGTGGTGATTTCTTTGCCATAATTAAAACCTTATGTTAGTTAATTGTCTGCCTTTAGAAAAAACTGCCCATTTGCCGTTACCACCGTCAACAAGCCGTAAATCAGACACCTCACCGAATCGCTTGATATTGCCACATAAATCGACAAACCACCCAGTTTCTTTTGACGGGTGTGGACGTATTGCCCGGCCTACTATCTGATAATACATTGCAAGCGACATTGTAGGACGTGCCATGACAATAGTATCAAGCTCAGGATAGTCGAAACCTGTAGTTAGTACCCCGACGTTGGCAACTACCGGTATTTCTCCGGCTTTAAACTGCCTAAGTATCATTTCACGGGTGGACTTTGGAGTATCACCGGAAACAATAGCACAACCAGGTATTGACATCGTTAACCGCTCAGCTTCCTTTAAGAACCGTGTAAAGACTAAGATGCCTTTCCGTTTCCCTCCCTGTATTGGATTCATCAACCTTTGGACGATGTGAACCAGGTATCCATAGAAGTCAATTCGTTCGTATTCTCGTTGAACTGACTTATCAGTGTAGTCGGCACCGGTAGTATTAGTTTTCAAATTGAGTTCATTCCAGCCGATGGGATTCATCGGATAGTAGTTTAATTTCGCCAAGTATCCCATATCCAAAAGAGTAGACACCTGAACGTAATAAATTACCTCTTTGAATATTGCAGGTTTGGTTCGGGTGATGAACTTTAGCATAGAGCCGAAATCCTGAGAAGAACTCAATCTGTAAGGAGTGGCAGTTAATCCCAGAACCTTACAGTTTAAGATAGATAGAAAGTCCTTATACATTCCCTCTTTAGGATTAACCAAGTGGCATTCATCTATTATCACGTTCTTAAAATGACCGAATAGTTCGGGATGTCCTTTAACTGATCCGATGGTGGCGAACGTTATCCTTGAAATCTCTTTCGAGTTGAAAGAGGCTGAATAAATAGAACAATCAAGAATACCATATGAGCATAGCTTTTTGAAATTTTGCTCTAAAATTTCTTTGCTGGGCTGAAACACTAAGGTGTGCCCGTCAATCCGTGACGCAATATCAGCTATTATGAGGGACTTACCACTTCCGGTAGGCAACACCATGATAGCGTTGGTTTTCTTCTTTGTGTCTTGAAAGAAGGTTGCTGCGGCATCAGAGGCTTTCTGTTGATAATCACGCAAGACAAAACTCATATTCCTTTCTCCTTTCTAAGTTTCTTATTAAGTGCTTTGTAATACTTGATTAGTTGTTCGTACTCAAAATCGGTCATCTTAAAAGTACCAGCAGCTTTCATTTTCAGTAAGTCAAATCTCTGTTGCCCGATTTTGGCTATCAGATTTACCCGATAGCCCTCCAAATGGTCCGCTTTGAAGCGGTTACAGTGACGGCATTCAGCATGGCAATTATCTTCATCGAACCGTGTTGCCAAATGCGTGCGGCTGAAATAATGACCGTTATCCGCCTGTTCAAGCGGTTTTATTTGCCCGCAACTGATACAGCGGAAATACCCGTTTGGCATACAATCACGAAGCCGGATGAAAAGGGAAAACTCCTTGTCGAGTTTAGCTTTCAAATCCGGCTTCTTCTTTACTGTTATCCCAGCTTTATCAAACAACGGTAAAGGCTTGTCTTTCTTCTTAGCCTTAGTTCTTTTTATGTAGTATGGCATATCATTTGTCTTTTAATTCAACTCCCAAGCATAATACTTTGTCAGACACACCTATATCGTCAAATTCTAGTTCTGGATATTGAGTTTCGTATGGATAAGGATATATTCGACCATACTTGTTATACAACTCTTTTATTTCATCATCCGATAATTTGCGCCTGATTCTCATTTCTATTTCGTAATCGTCAGAAAGATTTTCAATAACCTTTCTAAGCTGACCTACTGTTTTGATTTTATCTATTGCCATAATCTTTTTAATTAAAAGCCCCGAAGCGTATTCTCCGGGGCACAACTATTATTTATACCCGTGCCATTGATGTGTGGCTCACATTATTCCATCGGGCACACTATCTGCATGCGCATTACAGAAATATCCATTTGCAACTGAATACTTTCATGTTCTCTTTCCAACATAGTTTTGTGGAAATGGATGGATTTGAACCACCGACCTCCGCTTGTGGTGCTCTCCCATTAAGCTAAGAATCAACTTGAGAGAATCGAACTCTCAACCTTCCACCACACACGGCGCTCTATCCACTGAGCTACATTCCCTTGTTTGCCCATCATATCTTCACAGACCGGACGGACAGGTTAACAAAGTTATTTCGTCTCAACGCCATTGAAAACTCTTGAGGAATGAATCGACCGACAGGGATAGGTTTAGCAGATTCAACCATAGCGTGAATTTCCTCTTTGTCATATTCGCGTCCGGCTATTCTTGCTTCTTCCTCTCTTTTATCTTGCTCTTTTTTCAAGTAGTCTGTAATCAGCATCATAGCTCTATCAACGTTGAAGGTGTGGACTACAAACGTATAAGTTGACTCTCTGCCGCCATTTCCAAAAACGATTCTTGATTCAATCTGGTAGAACTTCTTTTCATCCGGCTTTTCATCTTCTTCATTGTCACCTTCTACGCTCAATTCGCTTTCTTCCCAATCGAGTGGCAAAGTATCAAGTTTGCGTTCTTTCAATGTGTCGGTAAGAATAATGCAAGAATCAAACTCTTTCACCATCACAATGGTAAAGCCGAATGAGTAATTAAGTTCTATGTAGTCTTTGAGGATAAGTAAGGCAGAATCAAGCGTACTTGCATAGAATAGAAACTTATGCTTTTTATCTTTGATTTCTGCTTGGGCAATATACGGATGAAGGTAGGTGCTTGGCTGTTCTTGAGCGATACGCTTTTGGTTACTTACTTCGACTTCTATAATACCGTCAGCTTCCATGCTAAAACGAATCTGCGCCAATCGGTCTTGGTCGATTAAATCGCCGCGCTCAAAAAGAATTTCGTTACGTTCTATACTAACTGTCTCTCCGGTGTCTTCATCTACAAAATCTTCTATCCATGTTTTCAGGACACGTTTTGCAAGATACATATTGAGCATCTTGCGAGGGTCGGATGTTACATACCGTTCCTCGGTTTTTCTTGTTTCTATCATATTACTTGTACTTCTTAATTGTGGATAAGATATCATCTATTGGCAGAGCTAAAGCCGTTTTTCCTTCTTCTTCATACTCTGCCATGAACTCGTATGCATCCGGGAAGTTCTCTTTAACCCGCTTGAAGGTTCGGAGAGACAGAAGCGCAGACACAACCGAATTAAACATCTTGTCTTTTTCGTTCTTCGCTTTCTCTATCTTCATTCTTAGCTTTTCTATCTGCTCAATAGTAGAAGCATCTGAACTGACATGAGGATACCAATTTGTAGGAGCAGGGAAATAAGAAGTATCATCAATCCTTACTTCATGGGAGCCATCATGTAGGGTAACGCAATGAGCTGTTTGAAAATACTTTTTATACCTGCTATAGCAATCGGCTATTTCCTTTGGAATCGACTTGCTAATAGCTTCATCAGCAATACTAACTCTTTCTTTTATAAGAGCGTTTATCTTCTCTGTAATCGGAAGCACCATCTTTGTAGCAACTTCTTCCGCTAATGCTTTTGTAATGTTCATAATTAAATAAATTCTTTATTACGTTCTATTTCTTGCTGGGCGTATATCAACATCTGTTGCTCATTGGCAGCAGGTAGGTATATGCTTGCGACTGATATACTCCAATTTCTAAAGCGGTCAATAGAGAGTGTCATTTCACCTGTTGATAGTTCAGCAGAACTACGCAGGTAGGTTACTTCCTTTCCAACCTTATTGACTGTCTTTCGTTCAAATAAATCACGGTTGCAAGTCCTCTTGTAGAAGTCTACTTTGGCTTCATCAAGGCTGCAACCGTATTCACTACCGAAATACCCTAAAAGTAAGTGTAAATAGCTATTCTGAGCCAGTGTACGATTAGGTAGCTTCTTCTTCACCTCGACTACCGCACGCTCGGAAAATAGCTTATTTACATACTCCTTGAATTTTGGTATGTCGTATTCGTTTTTAAGATTGAACAACATCTAACCCAAAGATTTTCTGATCGGTGATTAACTCTCTGTTTTCTTCCAGAAACCGGATAAACTCTTCACAATGATTAGTGAGAATCGGTATATCACGTTCTGGATTAAACACATAGGTTTCAGTATAACTGCCTACTGGGTAACCGACTTTATTGAACTCTACAATATTGTACTCAAATGTTCGTATGTCGTTACCGTTTTGCATTAAAGCGTAGGGGTAAACAAGGTGCTGAAAGTGATTTTTGAACTTTCCAACACTGTAACTACCTGTAGTCTTTATGTCGTGGACGGTGGTAGGCATCAGTTCGTCAATCAGACCATAAACCAATACGTTACCGAATGCAGTAGGTAGGATTGCTTCTACTCTTTGTTGAGTCAATGCACCTTTGAAGTAGTTGGCAAACTCAGTACATAGCGATACAGGGAAAGTAAATGTGCGGTTGTTATAGATAGCACGATACCACATATTGCTATTATCGTCTGTTACACGTTCTACCTCTATGTCTTTAGGTTTCCGGTTCTCTATGAGAGCATCTACCAGTTCATTAAAGCAAGTGCCTTTGTCTGCTGCTTCGCTATCGAACGGCTTGCGGTTGATCCGGTCTATCAGTTCATGAAACTGCAACTCGTGAAATTCTTCAGGGGTATGGGGAGGATTTTCACTCCATCCCCAGTACTTTTCCCAAACAATATCACTATTCAAATACCCCAAAAAAGAATCAAGGACAGTGGCATAGAAACGATACTTAGGCTGCTGGTTCATACTTCTTATCAGCGTTAAGTTTCAGATTAAGAGCCTTTGCCTTACTGTTTATGAGTTGAGCTGCCATAGCCTTAGAACTACCTACGTGATCGAAGCTGTCAATCTGGGCAATAAAGTTGTTTGCGGATTCAGCATCAGTAATAAGCTCTATCTGCTCTTTGATCTCTTCAATTACCTTTTCGTACTTCTCGGTTTCAGCTTTCTTTGCTGCCAACATAGTAAGATAAGGATTAATAACCCGTGAAGCTATGTAATCATTCTTTGCTATTGGTTTACCGCTCGCATCTATGATGGTAGGTACTTCCATAACAGAGGGAAGGTTACAAGTATTCTTACCATCATTTCTACTTGTCGGATCGAAAGTAATAGTACGTCTTTGGCGCCCATTCTCACTTTTCATCTCAAGATAGCCAAGCAAATCAAGCTCAGTAACAATTGAATTGTAAGACTTTTCACGCAAAGCAGGGATAAATACTGTATCATCACCCTCTTTGCGAGTATCACGGTGAGCGACAAAAATCACATTTTTATTGAGCGAAGAGAGAGTTCTTGTCATCCAAGAAAATTCAGCGTTGATACCTCCCCAATCTCTAATACTTGGCTGACGTGTACCACATTTATAAGTAATAATAAAGTCCATCATTTTACCGATGGTATCTATAACAATTGTCTGATAGCCGGATAAATCTTCTTGCAACACTTGTTGTACATCATTCCAAGAAGTTATCTGAACTGTGTCAATACCATCTAAATGTGCCATATTTACACGCTTTACACCGTTGTCGAAGTCCAACAATAAGGGCTTTGGCGCACTGAGGGCGACTGTTGTTTTACCCATACCTGCTTGACCGTACAACATCATCTTGATTGTCGTAGGTATTACTAATTCGTTTGCTTTCTTAATCAAGCTCATAATCGTTATTATTAAAAGGGTTAATAAATTATTTATATTCACTAATAATCTCTCTGACTTCAGCATTTGCCAAAGGAGAGAGATTCTTTGTCACATTACACTTTAAGGCTGCCGCTTCAAGCTCAAGTACAGATAGACGGCATTTTGAATTATTACCCTTTCCATAGTCTTTGTTTCTTTTCACTACACCAGCCTTAATCCATTCTTTGACCACTACTTCTCCGTACTTTCGTCCAGCTTCTCTTAGGGAGATGTATTTCGGTTCTTCGCCAAGTTCTATGCTTTTTTTCTTTTCTCCAATTTTAGAGACTCCATCTATAAGACGATCCAATACCTCACTTTGAATTGCGTATATCATGTTTCTAACCTCCTTATTCTTTCAATTTGTTCAACTCTTGATCTTCTAGATCTTCTCATATCACCCTGTTCGTGGTAAAGTGATAGAGAGAACACACATAGCAAACAGCAGGCAACCACCGCCCGACCAATCGGTGAAAAATCCATCGTGAACTTCGTACCGGCTATTCGTTCGTAAAGCATTGTAGCCAGTTCCCTGCCGTTTCTCACATGAAGGATGGTAAAAGCCATTTGCAGTTGATTATTTATTGTGCTAATTGCCCTGCACTTCATTGAGGCTATTTCCTTTTTTTCATACCCTTGTGCGTACATTCGTGCTGTAATCTCGCATTCAGGGGTAAGCTCCGTTAATACTCGTTCCATAATCGTGTAAGTTGAGTATTAGTAATTCCGGACCACGTCAATATATCCGGCTTCCCTGTTTGATATTACCGAGTATAAGGACTGTTCTTTTTCGATTATCCGGTCAATTCTTGCTAAGCGGTTAAGGTCCGCTGTACATCTGCGAAGCTGAACGAGTAACATATCACTAAAATCATAGCGTACATAATCCTCTTTCTTTTTTAGCTTCTTCTTGATTTGCTTTCTTTCTTCTAATTCCTTTGCCATAATAATTAAATTATTGATTAGTAAATAGTGGATGATAGAGGAATCGAACCTCTCTCAATCGTGATAATTGGTTGCGCAACATGAAGCTCTAACCGATAAGCTAATCATCCAATTAAAAAAGGCATACTATCTTCGCAGACCGTACACCTGTACAACACAAACACAAAATAAAACACGATAAAACAATAGTTTATATAGTTCTTTCTTTTAAATTCTTATCTT